GTATTACCTGAAGAAAGAAAGTCTCCATCGATTTCTTGTGCAGTTCTTTTTGGACCCAATGCAGAAGCCATCTGGTCATACCAAGATTGATCCCGTTCTGGGTGCATCTGCCAATATAATCGAATAGCATTGAAAGGATTACCTCCAGCTATAGCATCTACCCATGTTGAATGGTAAAAATTACCCATACCGTATGGAGTAGAATTGATGATGGCTGAACCTCCGGTGGAAAGCGTAGGGAAGGCAGCTGCCCAAATAGCTGAAGCCCACCGAACGATTGCAGCCTCATCAATTACCAGGAGAGAAAGAGATTCTGAACGACCGGCTTCGGAAGATGTTGGGATGGATTCTATGAATGAACCATTATCGAATTCAATCATAGAGGCAGAACCAAATTCCCCAGTTCTTCCGTTAATGATCGGGGTTTGCATATACCATGGAAGATTCTTATACATGAACTTAATCTTCTTAAGTACCTTCTTAGCTGTTGTATCCTTAATGGAGATAATGTTTATCTTCTTATTAGGATGATATGATGCCAGCCATAAGCAGTACATAGATATAAGTTCTGTAATACCCGCTTGCCTGAACTTTAACAAGATATTGAATCTCTGGAGTATAAATTGGTATAGTACGGCTTTTTGATACGGATATAATTCAAATCGAACCTTTCCTCTCACTGGATGTATCACATAACAAAAAAGACTGAAAAAGAAAACATCCGTTGTAACCCTAGATAGATTAGATAATTCTTCTCTTGTAAGGTTAGTGGGTGTTTCCTGTATCTTCTTTGCCATAAAATCTAAAATTTATAAGTTACTACCAGTTCTAAATCAGTTTTGATACCTGAGAAATATCTTGGGTAATAAAAACTGTTTATCCCCAGTTTGTAATTAAATCTCTTAGTCTCGATTGAAATTCCTGTTCCCAAATCCCATAGATTGTTAAAGAGTCGGTACTTACCATAAACATAAGGAACTAATCTTATTCTAGATTTAATTTCTTGTGTGGTAAGTTTTCCGTTATACCAAGAATACTTGTAATTATTAGTGTCGATATTGAATAATCTACTAGAATAAATTCCCGAGTTTTGATTAAGGAAACTCAATGTAAGTTGATTCTTATCGATTACTAATTGAACAAGAGAATCCTTCTCTGAGATTATAGAATCAGGATTATTAGCGGTATGAATAGGCTTATCCCAATTCTGATAATTGTAAAGAAGGATTCTACTTGGGTTAAGTAAATTATCGTAGGAAATTGGCAGGAAATCTTTCCTCAAATAAATTGTATCAGTATGTTGAATGATCTCTTTATCAGGTAACATACTGAGTTGTTGATTCAGTTTGTAATTCCTGAAGCAAAGGTAGATAGTAAATCCTAGTAAAAGGACTACCATGGCAACTTTAAGCTTCTTCATCTTTTGATCTGAGATAGGCATCTTTTGTTTTGTATCTATCAATTATTACTCCCAAAATTACTTTGAAATTATTACTGAAGTCAGTAGTCGGAATTCTAAATCGAATATCGATTCCTTTTAAATCTTGAGTAATACTCATTCTGATTTTTCCCTTGTGACTCTTTACAATTCGATTATAAAAAGTTGCCAAGAGATTAAACATACTCTTCAGATTTTTCGGTAATATCTCTGTTCTGTATAAAGTTTCTTTGTTCATTGTTACTTGAGTTTTTCGGTTTCAATTCATAATAGTCAACTCACTCTATATCAGGTGCTTGGCATTCATTTGCCAAGTCTGGCATAAGCCAACTAATTCAAATTCAATCAGTTACGAAACTGGCTTTGTTTTTCCCTTAACAATCCCTTTTCCTGATTGATTCTTATATCAGTATTCCTTATTCCAATATTCCTTATTCCAATACCCTTTAAAAGCCTATAAGATATATATAGGGGGGATTCACTTGAAATTAAGGCATTTCTTAAACCATAATCCTACTTCATATACTGACCCTTTGCTCAAGGTATACCTAGCTTTATTTAACCAGTAATGATAAGTCTTAGGATCCCAAGTTGCAAATCCTCGAATAAATACTCGGTAATTTTCAGGGAATCCCATAATTGCCTTGAAATCATAAATACCCAAAGGATATCCATCAGGTCTAAATTGCCTATCTGAGGGTCTGAGTGTTAAAGGAGGTTTATCCTCTTCTAATCGGTATACTCCGGGTAAAGTACTCATCTTAGCAGTTTTGATTGGCCATTTCTTTTCATCTTTGAAATCATGGGTCCAAAGTTGTCTTACTTGTCTGACTGTAAGATTTTTCTTTTCAGGTAATTTCCGATAATCATACATGGCTAAAACTTTATCAGAGAATGGAATTAAAGCTTCCTGTGGGGCTTGTACTAGTAAATCTCTAGTAAGTTTTGGAGTATTTACTTGGAATACTTCATTAAAGGAATCCAAATACTCTTTTCCCTTGTCTAAATGAACTCCAATGATTACTAATCTTTTTCTTGATACTTGGGAGTTTCCGAAGTCAGAAACGCTTCTTTCGTGAAAAATAAGTTTATAGTTCTTAAAGAAGTCCGTTAACATTTCTTTAGAAATGAGAGATAGCAATCTTGGTAGGTTTTCTATAAGAAAGAGAGCGGGTTCGTAATATTGAATTGCTTGGAATACTAGTTGTATACTTTTATTACTTTTAGGGTCTCCTAGGGTCTTAGATTTAGATAATCTCATTACTGAGCAACTACCACAATCAGGGCTAGATAATATGATATCTGGATGCCAATCTTCTGGTAGTTCATACCCTTTTAAGAAAGGTATGCCTTTGAAATTAGCTTTCCACTGTTCTTCTCTACCGGTATGGAATACTCCACGAGGTTCTATATTTCCAATAAGTTTATCTCTAAAAGGGAATAGGAGGGCTCCTTGTCCTCCACATACTCCCAGTACTTTTAAGTCTTTCATTTCTTGTAACTTCTCAATTTTATGTATTTGAACCAAGCATAATGCTTCCTAGTTGAAATATAATCCAGGTTCGAATCATTATTATGAGCTTCTTCCTCAAAACTTACATCATGATACCTTTCATTCTGCTTGTTCCATTTAGCAAAACAAAGGATGATTAAGTACTCGATTCCATACCAAAGGTAGAAAAATACCCATAACATCTCAGCCATTTGCTTTGAATGTATATGTTCATGGTTATAATCCACCTCAGTAAACTTAGCCCCCTTTCTTACAAACACTAAACCAAAGATGTTGATAGCTTTGTATCCCTTGAAAGGTATAAGGTTGTTGTAGATTACTTTCATAGCTTGTCTTTAAAGTTTTCGTAGGTATTTCTTAGCTTTTGGTCGTAGTTATTGTCTTTGTAACCAGGACCATTATATCCTTTAGCGAAGGCATCCCAGTCTTTTGCCTTCAAATGTTTCACTAAACCGGAGTTATAGAGGAAATGGTACATCATTTCTAGCTGCATTTCATGAGATTCAGACATCTTTTGGATCATTTCATCCACTGATTGACATCCACAAAGCTGATAATTGAAGCCCATAATCTGTCCCAATCCCCAAGAAGTGGATAAATTAGCACAGTTTTCATCAATTTTACGAGCTGCTTCGAGTCTTTTCCACTCTCCTTCACCTCCTAAGTAGAATTCTTTGGTCCATTTCTGATAAACTAAGGATGGATTTCTCTTGGCTAGGTCATATAAATAGGTTCTTTTGCCTTCTCCATCGAGTTTTATCTTCAAATATTTCCACATTACATGACCCTCGAAGAGAATCTGAGGTCTACCAGAGGGTAAAAATCCGTCTCGATTACCACATTCTACTACAGTTACTGTCTTTAACAGAGCTGGTTCAAGGTTTAACTTGTTTGCAACCTTGGCAATTAATTCGTTAGTAAGTTTATCCATAATATAAATTCTTAGAGTTTACATTAAAGAGGATAAAGTATTGCTTGTAGCCTTTCTTAGGTAGGTATATCGAGTTCTATTTATCAATGAATAAATAATTTAATTATGGATATAGGAAAGAAACAATAGATTATGGTTGATTGGTTTAGGAAAACCTTAGATGAATCGAAGAAACCTTGGAATACCCAGGTATATTTGATAACTGATAAGTATCATGTTTACATTGCCAACAAGGATATCAGATTAATAGGAAGTAATTTCGGTAAGGCAATCGATAGACCTTTGAAATATTTCTTATTTACTGATGGTAAGGTACAGTATTTCAACAGTATAGAATTTCTTGGCTATTTGCCTTTCGAATTAAGAGACGAATACCCAGTCAATTGCAAACCTCTCAATCCTTGGGAATACGACTACTACCGTCAGCATGGAATAACCTCAGAAGATTTGCAGAATTTATTCAATAATGATTGATATTTAAAAATAAAATAGTATATTTGTATAACGAAATAAATAATGTATTTATATGAAAAAAGAAGTAATAAAACTCAAAGAGGGTAACTCGGTAATTTACCAAGACAAAACCCTAATGGAAAAGGCAAACGTAGTATCTATCGATAAAAAGAATGGTACTGCAATATTATCTAATAAGGTAATAATTACTAGAACAACAAATCTAGAGGGTCAATTTACTCGATTAGATGGGAAAGGTAATGCAATAATCCTACCTTGTACCCCAGAGAATGAACAGAAGTACAATTCCTTTGTTGCATATCACCAATCCAAGAAATCCTTAGAGGCAATCAAAAAATGGTTGGATGATAACGGGAAACACAAGGATGATGAAACCCTTGAGAAGGTGATAACCTTAGATAAGAAACTTAAAAAATTAATTGAAAAGCTCAATGAATAGTACTTGGATAATATTAGGCATAATCTATGGGATATGCCTAATCCCCTCTATACTTCTAACCAAGATGTTATGTCAAGAAATCAGGATGATAAGACCTCATCTATTATTCCTTACAATCTGGTTAGTATTACCTTTATTTCTTATTTACCTAATATTCTTTAAAAAGAAAAACAATGGCTAGAATTAAAGATTACGACGAAGATTTATCTGCTCCCAAACTCCTAAGAGAAAGGGCAAGAGATAGCAAGGGTAGGTTCATTAAAAAGGACCTACCACCCTACCTAGGGGCTGAGCAAGTATTAAAACCTAAGAACTACTATCACTTCGATAGTCACGGTAATTATAAGGGTAGCTCAATGAATTTTGATGCTCTAGTATGCCTTGGCTTTACTTGGTTTAAATTACTGGGAGTAGCATTAATGATGTTACTATGGCCAATAGTATTTATATATGCCCTCAATGATGGGATAGAGGGATACCCATTTAAGAAGTATGCAATCCCTTATATCTTTATCCTAGTGGCTTGGTTTATAATATTCTTATATGGATTAGTATCATGAGTAATATCGATGAAAAGGTAAAGAATAACTTCACCATAGAGATGAGGATATTCGAAAACTATGAGAAGGTGAAGCATGAGATAATCAAGGCAATTGATTTCCTAAGACATAGTGGAACTGCCATGGGAATGTGTAATATATTCAAGAATCAGGATCACGAATTTTGGTATCGGGTAATTAAACCCTGGTTCAAACCTGAAAGGTTTGGTATTACCCATCTCTGGTTTCTTCTAGAGCATGGTACGTATTTTTGTTCTAATGAATATCTCTTAAGTAATGGGAAACTTCATACCATTAAAGGTATACAATGGGTTGAGATTCCTTTAAGTTTAGTATTTGATAATAGGGTATTTGGGTATTGGTTCCCTCCCTATAAAAAGTATATCCCTCATAGGCTTAGGGTTTTGAGATTAGCATTAAAGGATTTGGAAAGGATTAAGGAAGAGTATGGTAAGGATTGATAGATTAAGAGAAGATAGTGAAAAGAGAATCTTAAGATGTTCTGAAGGTAATAGTATTTGGTATCAGATTTGGATTGACCCGGGAGATATGATGAGAATAGAACCTTTATTAGAGGGAGGTGATCGGTTATGGTGTATTGAGATTCAGAAATATTATGTTTTCTTTTATGAAGTAAGGAAAGGTAGGAGGATTCTAGGGAAGGGTAGGATTAAGGAGATATTGGATATTATTCTGTAGTATGAATGCCAGGGATGTTTTATTCTCTGGCTTTTTGTGTGTTGTGTCTTGGTATGCCCTTAACGTGTGTAGGAAAAAATTTTAGTGTGTGTGTTCAAGGTACCCCTTAATACGAAGGCCTAAAAATACCAGGTAGTAAATGCGGGGTACGGTAGCCCTTATTTAGAATAAGTCAAAAAAAAAGTAAGGGACAAACATTCCCTTACTTTCTAAAAAATTTTAAGAATTAATTATAATTCAGTTTCTTGCAAGAAAAATCCTATTTGATTATCGGATTCAATATTTAAATTAAACACGTAATTATCTTCGTGACCTTGTTTTTCTAAATTGGGGTTTACTCCAATTAATTCACAAATTTCTTCTCTAATTAGGTCTAATTTTTCTTGTAGCAATTCAATTTCAGAATATAATACTTGGGATTCTAATTTAGTAGAAAAACTTAAATCCCTATGAGTATAATTATAGAAACCTTGAATTAAAACACTCGTAGTAAAATCAAATTGGACTAAATGTACATGTAAACTAATTTTAGAATAATCTTTACAGAAATCGAAATATGTTTTCATGTAAGTAATTATTACAAAAAGAATTTTATCAAAGTCATTAATGCTTTCTAAAAATTGCTTTGCATCACAAAAATTATTTTTCTTTTCTTTGAACTCGTTTACTAAAGAATTTTCAAAATTTTGCATAGCTTCGTAAAAATATCTAATATTGCGTTGATTAATACGAAAATCTATGCTCTCTACTGTATCTCGATTATAAGAATATTTAAAGCTAATTTCTTGTTGAAATCTTTCTTTTGTTTCAAAACTTTCTTGTAAAAATTTAATTGTTTTCATAATGATTTATAATTTTTGAGTAGGGATTTAAATCCCTACTCTAGTTAAACATTGATTTATTTTTTCACGATTTGTAAAGCCTTTTTCAAAATTTCTTTGTTTGTTTCTTTCATATTTTCAGAACAAACTGAAGAAAGCGAAAAATCATTTACTTTGTAAACTTGTTTGTAAAAATCTAAAAACGCTTTTTTTAGTTTTTCTAAGCGAGTTTTGTCCTTTTCTTGTGTCAAACTTTCGGACAATGAAAGAATTGTATTACGAAATTTCTTTCGAGCAACTTTTTTCTCTTTATCTGAAAGTTCTGAAAAAATTTCTTCTTTGTAAATGTCTGATTTTTTAACACCGAAAGAAGTTTTTAAAAGTCCCTCAGTAGATTTATTCAAATTAGCTAGAATATCTTTATAAAGAATATTGTTTGCTTTTGCTTGTGCTTTAGCTTTTTTAGCACTCACTTTGTTTACTTTTTCTTTTGTAGAATTTTCAACAACTACATTTACATTCTCAACTGAATTTAATTTTTTTTCTTCCATAATAAAAATGCTTGAATTTTTGAATTTATTTTATTATAACCTTTTCGATAAAAATTCAAGTCTTATTAGAAACTCGAAAAGGTTTTTTTATTTCTCTATGCAAATATAAGAATAATATTTTAATCTGCAAAATTTTCAAAGATTTTTTTTTGAAAATTTTTCTTATTAAATTTTAGAACTCTTATCGTTTCCGACATTGCAAAAATAAGGACTTTATTTTAATCTACAAAAAAAATTCGAGAAAATTTTTTGTTAAAAATGAATTTTATTATTTTAAGAATAATTTTCAGAAAATATTTGCATATCTCAAAAATTTTATTATTTGCGCGTACATTATTTTATGATAAAAATTTTGAGCATAATTTTTCAAAATTTGGAGGTTTTGGTGGCCTCAATATTCCGCACGTTATCCGCTATATAATACCTGTATGATAACAGATTAGGGCCATCTATGGTTCCATTACTATATCCTCTTGGTAATCCTCTATTCAAATCCCCATGGCCAGAAGATTCTAGGGGATTTTCGGAGGGCCTTTTAAGTGGCTATAGAATATCTGTATATTATATACCTATTACCTGAAGGCCATATATGGTCGATAGTTAGCGTACTTAGGTAAGCCTTATAAGATCTATAGATAGGCCTAGTGGGTTCTTATATAGGCTAGTAAGTATAGGTGTAGTAAAGCTCTAGTACCTCTTAGGTAATTATATGAAGTCGATAGATGGCCACTTAGGTATGTACATAGAAAAGCCCAGATACCTTAGTTAGGCCTGGGCAATATTACTGGGTTAGTTTTAATCGAAGTATACTGTGAAGTATATACCAGCTGTAGTAAAGGAATAGTAAAGGTTATCTGAAGAATCTGGTTGCTCAGTAGAAAATTCGATTAGGCAATCGTCGGTATTAATGTAAAGGCTGATAAAGTGATTGCCAGCATTTATTAGCTCTGGTAAGTTTTCGTCGAATTGGTCATTTGAATTATATATGTATTCGTACCAGGGGTACTCTGGTAAGTAGTTAATAAGATTAGTGATGATCTTATTGGTTATCTGATTTACTGGGACTGAAGGATAATCGGGATAAGTCTCTGGTTCAGATACTAAGGGTTTGGTACTGAGGTTAAATTTAATGTTTTGGATAGTTACTTCTTTTGTTTTCATAAATAATAGGATTTGTAGGCACCCTGTTATAGGTGCCCGGTTAGTAATTTAATAATTGTAGGGATTAGTACTGACCAGTTAGAGTAATGATAATGAAAAGAGAGTAATCGTTGAAATGTACCTGGATGGTATCTCCGTTATCATTAGCAATGTAATGACCGTTACCGTTTAGTTCTTGAAGTTGGATAATGTTATTGTTAATGTAATCCTTAACGTATTGTTCAAAAGCATCAGATTCTTCGAAATAGGTTTGTTCATCGTTTGATGTAACAGGTTCTTTGAAGAATAAGTTAAGAGTACCTAAGTAAGATTCATCCGGGTTAGAGATTTCGGTTACTTGTTCATGTGAGTAGGTAAATTCTTGGAGGGTACCGTTAAAGTAGGTCATAATATTCTCTTTAATAGTTTGGATTGAATTTGATTGAATAAACATAACTTTAAAATTTTAAATGAATAATACTTTATTTATCTACTGCAAATATAAGAACAATATTTTAAATATGCAATATCCTTGATTGCCTTTCGAAGGCCCCTAATGTCCTAGAATTATCTAAAATAACCATAATATAAATACTTATGCAATTAACAACAATATTACTAGGATGGCAATTAAAATTGGCTCCTTGATTGCCTAGAAATTTATTAAATCCGAGGCCATTTATGGCATATTTTGTGTACCCAGTTTTATAAAATCCGAGCCTAAAATGGCCCCTCTAGGTACACAATTTTTATATAAATCCTAGCCTCTTGGCAATTAAAATCCGAGTCTAGGTACACAAAATCACAACCTAAATCCTAGATTACACAAACTAGCCAAACAGAACACTTTTCAATTACACGTGTGAAGCTAAAATACATACGTATCTAAATCCCACCCATATTAGTATATTATATATAGGCGTTACTAAAATAGCTACGTGTCAAAAAGGCTCATATACGTATCTCAAAAACTATTGCCAGAGTGTACTTTTTGCTTTTCTGTGATTTGAGGGGCCATGTATGGTGATTTTATTGCCTAAAATGGCCTTTGGGGCCTCAAGGATTTAGTACTTTAAATTTTGAGAGCTATAGTGTTTGGTATAGTAGAGGCAGCCAAATGGGTATGTTCCTGACTTTTTCGAAAAACCCCCGTTGGTACACAGAAAAGAAGGGAAACCAAGATCCTAAG